CAACGTGGTAAATATACGAAAGATAGCCCGGGAAGCCAAGCCTCCCGTGCATTATTTTTTACCAGTTGTTAACATCATCTTCTCCACGTTTTTCGTGATCATGTTCACTATAAACCCTTAGGTTTAAATACTCACCATCCCCAATATAAGAGGTATCTTCTCTAATATCTTTATCATATGCAAAACAAAAATCATACTCCTCTTTTGTAAGGATTTCTTTTGTATTCATAATCTCTTCAAAACGATTAAACTCTTGTTCTGCAAAATAAACTTCTTCTGGACTCATCATATAACCTTAATTTTAAATGTTGTGCTTAACTGCTCAACATGGTAAATATACGAACCCTCTCCCGGGTAGCCAAATTTTATCGCATAAAAAGCCCGAAACGTCTTCCGGGCTTAGGTTGTTAAGTTGTAGATTGAAACCGCGCGCATTTAAGGTTAGAGGTTTTAAGTCTTTTATTGATTTTTCAATATCGCGGATTGTGTTTTACACTCTTGGGATCTTTTACCTGGACTACTCCTTACCAGCTTTGACCTTAACTAACATGGTGAATATACGACCTTTCTCCCGCGTAGCCAAATTTTTACACGGTTCTCTTTGAAGTTGTTTTAAATGTATTTGTATATGGTTTAGGTTTAGGATTTTCAATATCAAATAATGCTTTAACATGATTAAATATTTCTATGTTTTCTTCTTGAGTACGAGGTGACTCATATACTTCCCAATTTTTACCTTTTAAACGTTTACCAGATTTATCTTCACCTCTAGATTTAGATTTTAACCATAAAACTCCTACTCTATCAATTTTCTTTCCATAACATTCTTCCCAACATTGGGCATAGATTGCCCCTTGTAAGTCATAAGTAGTTTGTAAATGATTAGATGTTTTAAAATCTATAATCCAACGTTCCATTTTACCATCTATCTCAATTTCACATACTAAATCACAGGTACCTGCTACTTGTATTTCATCTGAAAATAAATGTACTTCGGCTTCAATTAATGTTGGATTATAAGTTTCCCAAAAATCTACAAATCTAAGGAACATTTGCCATACATGAGCGGGCATTTTAGGGTTACCATTGTCATACAAGAATTTAATTTCTTTACCGTTTAACCAGTCTTCAATCATTTCATGTACTAATGTTCCTTCTTCTGCTGCTTTCTTAACAATCCATTCCGCACTGTAACCTACTTTTTTAAGCCAGTCTTCGAAGTATTTACCTTTTGGGTAAGAACTTAAAACATGGGTTACTGATGGATAATATTTACCATTTCGTCTGTAATACCTTGAATCAGGCATTGTAACTTGTTGGTAATCATCTGAAATTTCTAATAATCTTTGGTATGATTTTTTGATCATATAGCTAATTTTTGTTCCATTAAATCATAATAGGTAAGTGGAACTGTTGTTTGAATCAATTTGGTGAAATTTTCGAAACCCATTTCACTCGGATCCTTATCTTGCATATCTACAAGATAGACTTCTTTACCTTCTGCCATTAATTTTTCACAGAATTTTAAAGCTTGTTTAATTGCATCCCTATCTAATGCAATATAAATTTTATCTACTACAGATGTAACTATTTTTTTCATTAAGCTACTCTGTATGTTTTTTCCCAATAATGGGATTGCGTTTCTTTTTATGGCAATAGCATCGAATGGTCCTTCACATAAAATAATAGGTATATTCCAATTAATTAAATGTTCATTTGGTACTATATCTCTACTTGCTGATGGATTGCGGTATTTTACATATGGTTCTTTTTCAAATGAACGAGCAGTAAAGTAATTTAACCTACCATCTACATCATACGTTGGAATTATAATCATATTTTTATATAATCCTTTATCACAATAACCTATATTATATTTAATTATATCATATTTACTTATATTCCTATTCTTTAAGTATGCCAATGCATGTCTGGCCATTATATCGCTATTATTAACGTTATTTAGGCTAATATATTCATTAGGTAATACAACGTTAGATACAACTTTTGTATCTTTAATAGACCTAGAGGTTTTAACTAAAGATTTAAGTTCTGTAAATTTATCTGCTGCCGCTTTAACCTGTCTAAATAAATTATAAATCGTAGTTCCCCTAGCATCACAAGCCCAACAGTGCCAAGGATTTTTACCTTCACGATTTTCAGTTAAGTTTACTTCTAATTTAGGTTTGTGGTGATGACATAAAGGACAATGGTAAGCATAGTTATTTCGAGCAGTAGCTTTGCCCGAACCCAGTACTGAGTTTACTAATGTAACTAATAATTGGTTTACCATTTAAAACTATTTAATTTCTCGTACAGATTCATACCTGATAGGTTTTGTTTGAAACTGTCTTCGAACCACGTCGAATAATATAATGAACTTTCTTGGGTAATCAAATGAATTTTCGGATACTCTTTATATCTCAATTTAAACCAAGAGTTTGCATTAGTATTAGCATATTCCCAAAATTTATTTTTTACTGGTGGGTCTACTAAATAATGTAACATTATTATATCAATTGTTTCTTTTAAAAGATTTTCATATTTTTTATTTTCAATTTCTGGGGTGGAATCACATAATATTTTATAGGTTTGGTTTATAATACTTATAGATGTATTTAGTGATGTAGCCTCTAAAGGTTCTAAGAAAAATGATGAATTTCCATTATAAGCTAAATTATCACTAAAATTATTTTTTCTATAAAAATTTTTAAAAGGTATTACATTACCTTCTTTAGCCATTAAACCATAATCTTTTAAAATTGAAGATAATTCATCCTGCAATTTATCAAATTCAGCATATTGAGAATTATAAATATAACCTACTGAACATCTATTTTGGAGGGGGATTAAAAAAACCCACCCATAACTTTTAGCTATACAAATAGTTTTATTAAATAATGGTTTATCCCAAGGACATTGAACTACATAAGCTTTATTAACAGGAATAGGAGTTGTTTCTATTTGATTTTCTAATGTAGAAGGTGTACCTGAACAGTCAATGGTAAATGTTTCTAGTTTACTATCTACTTTTTTTTCAATAATATTAACTTTATCTTTTACATATTCACAAATATAATCTTGTAATTTATTAGCATTTATATGTAAAGCCATATGACCTATCCCAAACCAGTGTGTAAAAGGTTTACTACCCCAATTAATTTTTTCTATACCTTGTTTATAATGAGCATCTAGTTTAAATAAGTCATCATAATTTAAATCTATTTCTTTAGAAAGAAACTTAGGAAGTACTAAATCAGTACCTTCACCTACTGATAATGCAGGTTTTTTTGGGTCATGGTACCAATCGATGTCATACCCTAAATTTGAAAATTTTAAAGCATTTAAACAACCTACTGTACCACGACCTATTACTGATATTTTTTTGTTCATATCATGTAATATACAACTTTATTTTCGCTCAACCACGAGATCTTCGAATTTTAAATCTGATAGATCTTTAGTGAAAAATTTACCTAAAATATTATCATTAAAGAATTCATCTGGTTTCTCTAAGACTTGGTATAGCATTTGATATTTAATTTCAAAATAGGTAAGTTGTTTTTTTGTTTCAACACATTTTAAAATAGTACGTTCAAATTCATCTTTTTTACCTTCAATTAATAATTTTTTAATATCAGCTTGAGAACCATAATAAGTTTTCCAATCTGATTCTTTAACTATTAATTTATATGAAGGTCTTCTACCGACTACTCCTGTTAAGGCTGCAATTTCTTTTTTACCTAATTTTTTCTTTCGATTATGAAATAATACTTTTTTCCCAATATATGATTTACCCGAAGGTTTATGTGTTGTTATATAAACAAAACCGAATGTATTTTCTGGGAATTGAGTAATGTCTCCTATTTCATTTTGTTTATAGGTCCAACTCATATGTTTGTTTTAAGGTTAATATAACTTATTTGTTATACTGTTACCCATTTATGATAAACGGGGGCGTATATAGCACCATTAGGGTTTACATTATTAGTAAACTTTGTTACTAAAGATTGCCATTGATCTTCAGTCATTTCGTGTGGTAACCATATTGTATCTATAATAATTAAATCATATAATTTAGTAGTAGTGTATGAATGTATATCCCCTTGGATTAAATTTATATTTTCATTTAATTGTCCATGGGAATTTGCATAATCAATAACTTCTTGTGATATTTCTAATACGTCAACAGTACTACAATTTTTATCCCCATATAAAGAAAGAGGTAATAATCCTATTCCTAATCCTGCTACTAATACTGAATTATAATTAAAATTATTAAAATTATTTTTAAACCAAGGACTACAAGAATTACAATCCCCAAGAAATAAATTAGCATAATCTAGATCATTATCTAACCAATATTGGGTATCTTTATATTTCATAATGGTAATCCCATTTTCATTTTTATAAACATCAATAAGAGTGCCAGTATGGTTTGGTAAATTATTATCTATAAATTTCATATTATTTTATTTATTTTTAAGAAAAACATAAATACAGTTGCGTAACTACTCCTGAGCTATTTACTGTTATTACTTGAGTAGCAGAAAATACCCCTTGACCATAATTACCAGCACCTAAAGTATTAGTAGCTGTTGAATTGGTGTAACACGTATCACCTACTTGTGCTGCATTTGATGCACCACCACTAGGTTTAGTCCAATAAAAAGTAGTAGCCGTTGTTTGAGAACAACCAAATGCTGGTTTTTTATATGTTCCTGATGTTCTGTTCCCACTATTAATTGTACCACTTGAATATCCGTAAAAATCACTATATTTATCGGGTGCTAAAAAACTTGCGGAATCTGCCATACCCCCTAGTGATATATTAATGGTAGCAGCACTAAGTTCAGCTGCTATTTGACTCCCACTTAATGGTCCTGATGATGGTAATGCCATGTTTTAATT